TTCAGAAGTTGAAATACAGTCTGAGACATAACCAACATTATTACATCTGAATTGTTTTTCTATTGTTCTTCTAACTTCACCAGTATTACCATTTCCGCTTGCAAAGCTAATTTCTATTGCTTCTTGTCCTGATAAGTTTCCTACCAGGCCTGTAATGTTAGCACGGTTTTGTATAATAATAGTCCCTGAAGTTATATCATCTATAGTTTCCACCATTGTAAAATTTATTAATTCAGAAGTTATATCAAGTACAGTGCCATAAGGTGATATTAATCTAACTACGTCTATTCTAAAATTATTACTGGGTAATAATGATGTACTAATATTAGGCATAATATTTATTCTCTTAGCTGTTTATTAAATTTTGCTTTATTTATTTCTGATATAATATCATTTACAAATGAGTCTATTTCATTTCGTTTTATTACATTTATATTTCTGAATTTATTTTCATTAAGTTCACGTTCATAGTCAAGATTAGTTTTAGGTATCATAATACCATAGTATAAAGCTTCTTCGCCGTCATCATCCTTATTATACCATTTTTTAGGGTCATCAGGTGAATTAGTCATATTATACCAGTCTCTGCCTTCAGAATCCACGTGGTGGTGGATTTTATAAGTTTCGCCATTATATTTATTATTAGTATATATATTTAAGTCTTGTTCAGACATAAGCCAATCGTTTAAGCCCCCATCTTTTATTTGAGGGTTTAGTAGTGCAAAAACCCATTGTAGGTTTGAGTTATCGTATAATGTATAAGCTAGTGCATCTGCACGAGAACCATATTCAACTGTAACCCTTATAGGTGTATAGTTTGCTTTAATACGGTCATAGTATGTAGATGTGCAGTTTATAATATCAGCAATTTCTATATTGTTATAATTTATGGTATCATATGCAGATAATATCATTTTTATCTTGCTCCTCTAACATTAGGGCCTAGGTTATGAACTTCCGTATAGTTATTTTGGGCATCATATTGTTGGCTATCTAGTGGGATTAGTTCAGTAAATGTTATTGATAAGTCTACAGCAGCAGGATCGGATGCGGTGCCTTTCAGAGTTTTACTAAATTCATCGGGAGTCATATTATATTCTATATTAGTTATAGCCGCAGGACCAAAAATGAATCTAGGTGTATGTCTTTTTATATCTTTTCCTTCAGTGCTACCAAACATTTCATCAATATACCACATTTTTGGTACATCATAGTAAGTTGCACCTTTTGTTTGGAATGCATATTTATCCAGATCAACACCATCTATTAGTGTTTCTGCATCTGGTGCATTAAATGTAGGTAATGAAAAGTAATGGAAATAGTATATAATTTTAGCCATTGACTCTAAATCTTTTTTATTTCTCGGATTAAATTTAAAGTTAAAAGCTTGAGTACGGACATTAGTGCCTTTATACATTGCCGCGGATGGAGTAAGATACGCTTTACCTGTGGTTTGTTGTTTAGCTGAGCTAGTTGCATTATTAAGAAAGCCTTTTGCTGAGCCTGCAAGTGATTTTGCAAGTCCTTCAGCGCCATCTGCAATTGATTCGCCAACGCCTTTTCCTTCTGCATTTTTTCCTTCTACTTGTACGTTAGAAGGGTTATCTTGTGCTTGCGATTTTTCATCACTTGATGGGCCCATTACTGCTTTAATTACATCGTCAATAATATTACTTTTTACTGCTTCATAGTTATGAGCTAATTTAGTAACCATTAGTGGTTTGTATAAATATATATCAAGTAAGTGTTTTTTTGTAGGTACTGCTGTTACATTACTACTATAGTTTAGAGCTGATTGTCTATATGAAGTAGACATTGCTTGTACTCCAGAAGTAGTTATAGGGTCTACACAAGCAAAATGTAAACAGTTTTTATAGAGTTCAGTATCGCTTTTTAAGCTATCTGGGAATGACAGTAGTGTTTCTGGTGCTTTTTTAGGTGTTGTATCTCTAACAATACCATAACCACCAGGAGTTGCTAAGCCATCTATCACTTCATTAGTGCTATCTTTTATATTATCAGCCATGATATATTTTCCTATGTTTTTATTATATATAAATATATATTTATATGAATAAAATTTAAAGGTTTTTTATGGCTTATTCTGGTAAATTTTGTCCAGTTAATAAAGATAAATACAAGGGTGATTGGAAAAAGATAAAGTGGCGGTCTAGGTGGGAATATAAGTTTTTAAAGCATTTGGATGCTAATCCTCATGTAAAGTGGTATTCATATGAGACCGTAATAATACCATATAAGAGTACAGCTGATGGTGGTAAGATGCGGCGTTATTATATGGATTTCATAGTACATTATGATAATGGTTTAACGTGTTTAGTAGAGATAAAGCCACATCATGAGACAGTTATGCCTAATGCACCAGTTAAATTATCTGAAAGTTCAAAGAATAAGTATTTTAAGAAAGCATATACATATCAGGTTAATCAGGACAAGTGGAAAACAGCTCAGTTATTTTGTAAAGATAAGGGATGGAAGTTTTTTATATTAACAGAAAAGAATGCTGCAAAGATAGGTTTAAAATTTTAAAGATGTGTAAAGGGTTATTATATGGCTAAAAAAACAAAGCAAGAAGAGATTTCGGAGTTTATGGAAGGTATATCTATAACTAAAGATATGTCTGAAGCACAAGCAGAAAAGTGGTATAATAAGAAACTTAACGAAAATAAAAAAGAAGCTAGAAGGCTTGCAACTGCTGAGCGTAAAGAAAGTCAGCGTAAGAGTGTTAAGACCCATAAAGTTTATAGTCCAACACCTGGCAGAATGTATCAATTTGGTTATAATGCAAAAACTGCAAAATATTTGCCTTATTGGGATAAATATCCATTAATGATATGTTTAGGAGTTTCAGGTAAGCATATATTAGGGATAAATTTGCATTATATACCACCTAAGCAGCGTGCTGAGTTTTTAGATACAATAATGAGATATAGTTCTACTAAGAATACATCTAATAGTACATATTTAAAAATAAATTATAGTAAGATAAAGCGTCATAAGTGGGTTCCACATATGATTAAAAAGTATTTGTTTTCACACGTAGTTGAAGTTTTTCAAGAGATATCGCCGAAAGATTGGGGTAAAGCTATTAAAATGCCTACACAAGAGTTTACGTATAAGGATACTGGTAGTAATATATCAGCTGTAGTAGCATATAATGACAGAAATAAAAAATAGAGGTATATAATAATGGCGGGAATATTTAAAAATTTAAAAGAAAATCAGCCAGGGGTAAAAACACAGAAAGCTCCCTCATTACAACGGGAAACTGATTTATTTTTATCAACATTATTAGTAGAAGATTTAGCAAGAAATAATTTATTTTTGGTTAGGATGGAGCCACATCAGAGTTATTCTACTATTGAGACTGCTACTGGTGGAGCATCCCTTAATGGTTTATCTGAGGTAATACCATTAACAACGGGTTTATTGGCTAATGAAGATCCAGAAGCTTTATTAAGATTTTTAAATGAGGAAAATTCATCATCAAAGGATTCTTTGGTAAGAACTGGTTATGCTGATTATAATGATAATGATATAGGTATAAGTAAAGGTGATGTTAAAATAGATAAGTTTAATCCAACTAAGACTATGGGTTTATATGCTGAGGCTGTCACATTGCCATCAGTAACAGCTGATGTTCGTAAAGAGCATATGCAATATCAGCGTAAGAATTTATTAATGACATCTAAAGATCATAGTGGTTTATCAATAACATTTAGGTGTTCTAGTAATTATACTGAGTATAAATATCTTAGATGGTTAGTAGATCAAAAGTTAGATAATAAGACAAATACTGTAGATTTTCCAGATAACTTTTTATTGCCACAAATTAATGTTTATATATATAATAGAGAAACAAGTGCAGTAGCTACTGCGATACATAATAAGTGTATAATTACGAGTATTTCTGCTTTGGAGTTTAGTTATGAGAGTAACAATGAAGTAGCTAAGTTTACAGCTGAGTTTATGCCAGAAGACATTAAGTTTCAGACTTACAGTCCTAAAGTTGCGGCATCGGCTAAAAGAGATGATAGAACTGGAATATACAATTAGTTTGTATAAGATACAAATAATATTTTAAATAATAGGATTATATTTATGAGTAAGAAGGGTAAGTTTGACATTAATGCGGTAACTATTCCAACATTCAGTGTCAAGTTATTGAGTGGTAAGAGTGTTACAGTTAGAGCAATTGTAATGAAGGAATATAGGAATTTGTTATTAGCAAAAGATGGTTCTAATGAATTATTAGATCACCTTACAGCTATTGAGCAAGTAGTATTAAATTGTATAGAAGAGGATATTGAGCCATCAACATTAACTTCTTTTGATTTTGAGAATATATTTGTTAAAGCATTTGAGTTTGGTACAGGTACTAAAGAAATGCCAGTATCATTTCAGTGTTCTAATGAAGTGCTTTTAACTGATGATCATGGTAAAGCTAAGATTAGTACGTGTAATACAATAATTAAAAGTAAAATATTGTTTGACAAGATTGAGCCAAGTATTACAGAAGTAGAAATTCCAGAAGAGATGGAGTTTGAAATACAAGAAGGTATTACAGTAACATTAACTAGACCATGTTTTAAAGATACAGCATTTTTTAATATTAATGCAGATGCTGGCGAGAGTGTTATACAAAATATAATTAGGCATTTTAAGAGTATACAGGTTGGTGATGTTATTAGTGACATTACTATGATAGATGAAGAAGATATGAGTGAATTGTTTGAGCGTATACAGCCACCAACAATTAGTAAGATGCATAAATATATATTTAACATACCTAGGATTAGTTATACTCTTAAGATGAAGTGTCCATCATGTGGTAAGCGTTACAATCAGAAGTTAGTAGGTATAGAAGATTTTTTTATCTAATGTTCGCTGGTGATACATCTCAGTATTATTATCAGAGAGTGTATGCCTTGATGCGGACAGATATAATAAATTTCAATTTATCTGATATAGATTATATGATGCCTTTTGAGATGACTATATATTTAGCTCAGCTTAAAGAATCATTTGAAAAAATAAAAGCCCAACAAAAGAAAAAGTAATTAAATAAAAAGGTAGTGCCATGGCTTTAAACGATAGTGCCAATTATAGTCCAAGTTCTAGTGCGGTAGAAAAAGCTAATGCGGCTGTTGGCAGTGGTACTGCCAATACTGCTACAATTAACAGAGTTACAGCTGAAGAAGATGCTGATTTTAATATGAGTAATTCTTCAAATATTCTTGGCGTTTTAAAGAGTATAGAAAAACAGCAATCGGCTACTCGTGTTGATAGTGACAACAAGTTAGGCAAAATAATTAATATATTAGACAATAAAGACGATTCAGCTGTTAGAAATAGAAATAGTATTGTAACTTCTATGATAGATACAATATCATCGTTAAGAACGGGTAATACCGTTGTTAGTAGTGATAATAGTAGCGATGAAGATAGTGATACTAGTACAATAGAAAGACGTTCTAATAATAATGATAATAATGAAGGTGATACTAGTACAATAGAAAGACGTTCTAATAATAATGATGAAGGTGGTATTATAGAGGAGCAGTCTGGAACTGGTAATGAAATTGCTACTATTATTGATGATAATGTGCTCAATCATGAGATGCTTGATGAGTTAATGAAGTTAAATCAGAATGCTGAGAAGATGGGTACTAATATAACTAGTGGGTTTCAAGCTTCATTAGATGAAGCTGAGAAGATGGCGGCATTAACTAAGAAAATTGAAGATATTAAAGCTCAGCGTAAAAAAGAAGATGATAACAAATTATTAAAATATACAATTAAAAATTCAGCACGAGTTTCCGCAGATATAGGAGATGCGGTAGGTGCTGGGATGGATAAGACTGTTTCTGGAGTAACTCAAGCTATTGGCGGAGCTATGGGTGACAATGATAAGATGTTAGTTGCTGGTTTAATGGCGAGTGTTCAAACTTTTAAGAGTACTGTAAGTGGTTTTAAAAGTATGGGTGAAGGAATATCTAAAGGAGTAAAATGGTTTTCAGGTGTTGGTAGAAAAAATTCACAGGGTAAAGAAGGTTCTACAATAGAGGAAAAGACTTTAGCTGCATACGAAGAACAGCTTGAAAAAGTTAAAGAATCGCATACTGCTTTATTAGGAATTGGTGGGAGTTTAGATTTAGAAAGTGAACTAGCATATCAACAGTTAATGGCTGAGTTAACAGAGGATATAGAGAAAGATTTAACTGAGATATTAAAAGTTTTTAATAATGGTATAGCGCCAGAGGATGCGACGACTGACAATTTAATATCAGATATGGATGATGTTGGTGAAGTTGCAAGAATTAATGGGATTGAAGATATACAGAGTGCTGTTATAACGCCAACAGATTTAGCTGAAGATGATGTAAAGGTTGATGCAGATCAAGACGCGCATGAGATTGAGCAGAATAAAATAGCTAATGAGCAGTTAGGTGCTAGTGAGGAGTTAAATTCAACTGTTCAGAAAATAGCTGAGCATATGAATAAAGCAGAGCGTGATGATCTTAAAAATGAAAAGAAAGATCGTTTAGATGAGGCGTTTGCTGCTGCTGAGAGTAAAAATAAGAAAAAGAATGAAGAAGAGCAGAGTGGTGGTGGTTTAGGTGGTCTTGGTGGTATGATGAAGTCCATGAAGAATATGAAAGGTATTGTTGATGTTATACGTGGAGTATCAAAGGCATTTAACGTATTAAAAACCATTTTCAATGTTATACGTACAGTTGTTATGGCATTAGGTGTAGCATTTTCAGCATTAGGTGCATTTATATTTTCAGTACCTGGTGCTATAGCAATAGCCATAGCTGCAGTAGCTGGAGCTCTTTGGTATTTTTGGGATGATATAACGGGTATATGGGGTGATATATTTGATTGGTTCGCAGATGGGTGGAATAGTTTAGTTGAAGGTTGGAATGATTTTTGGGATAGTTTATTAGATCCAGTATTTGCGGCATGGGATGGTTTTATTGGATGGATATCAGAAAGTATAGATAAATTAATATGGATGATAAAAAATCCTTTAGATGCTGCAGCTGACATAGCAACTGGTGATAATGATAATTATAATGAGTATAAAGAAGAACAGAAGAAAGAAAAAGAAGTTGCTGCAGAGAAGGAAAAGCAAAGACTAAAAGAAGAAGCTGAAGCCGAAGCTAAAGAAGAAGAGGAGTATAATAAGCCTAAGCCTGAAGATGAGTTATATACTAAAGAAGAAATAAAGGCCACTCCTAAGTTGTTTAGAGATGCTAAGAAGGAACACAATCGTAAAGCGCGAAGCATTATAGCAACAAGAAAAAATGAAGAAAGAGCACAATATGAAAAGAAAAGAGATGAGGACATTGCAAAAATTGATAAACAGAATGAGGGTAACCCGTTAAAAATAAATCTTCCACAAATGATGAAGGATGCGGAAGAACAAAATAAAACTGAAGAAGAGCTTGCAGGAGACAGAGAAATAGCTAATTTCTTTGATACTGATGATGTTATTCGTAATAAAGAACGGAATGAGTTATATACTGAAGATGAAATAAGAAGAGCAGCCCCTGAAGCTAGAAATAGATTAGAGGGTCATAATGCTGCAGCTAGAATGATGATAGGTGCTCAGAAGCAAAAGGAAGTGATGCAGGCTAAGGAGGCTAAGGTACAAGCTGCTGCTGAATGGGAAGAGCAAAATAAAGATAAAAAGCTGCCATTAGTAACGCCTAAAGAGGATTCTGAAAGTAAATCTACAGGTTTTAATTTAATGGGTATGTTAGGTGCCCAAGATAAAAAAGAAGCTGATGCTGCTAGTAAGACGGAAAATACTAGTGTAAATATACAAAATAACACTAGTAATAGTAATGTTACATCTAATGGTGGCGGCGGTGGTAATAAGACATATGTTTATAGCGGTATTGTACCAACAGCGCCACAAGGTGGTGTTATCATAGGAGCGACTGATTAATGAAAAATACATTACAAAGTAGAAATTTCAGGTTTGAGATTCTTTCGGAGGATGGTGCTAACAAATCTGTAGCGGATTTTATTTGGCAGATTGCAGATATAACAACACCCACGCTCACTTTAAATGAGACTAGTATATCAGTACCTGGCATAACTAATCTCAGGTTGCCTGGTACGGCTATAACATTAGGTGATATTGATATAGAGTTTTTAATGGATGCGGAATATACTGCATATACTAATTTATATAAGTGGATATTATCTGCTAATGCTGGGTTATATGGTGAAGAGCCATCATCATCATTTAAAAAAGATGCAATATTAATGATATTGGATAGTACACAGCAAAGTATAGTTACAGTATATAAGTTTTATGGAATATATCCAACCACATTAAGTGCATTAAATTTCACATATAGTGAGACTGGTGGTATTGATGCTGTATCGTGTAGTGCCACTTTTTCATTTTTACGTCAAGAGTTATTGGATAGTGATTTAAATAAAATTGAGTTATAAATATATTTGAAAAGTGTTCAATATAAGAGAATAATAGTATAAAATAAGTGTTATATATAAATACATCGAGCACAACAGAATATATAAATATATTTTAAAAAGTGTTCAATATATGAGAGTATTGGTATATAATATAACAATAATCAGTTGAAATGGTTCAGCTGGTGGTAATTAAACTTAAAATAGTATAAATTATAGGATAAATAAATATGTCTGAAGCTAAAGTAGAACAAAAACTTACAGTAGAGCAATTGGAAGCAAAAGTAAAAGAATACAAGTTGCGTATTTTTGATATGGCTGAGCAAACTGATAATATGAATAAAGCTTATCAAACGCAGCAGTTGCATACTCAAGAATTTGTTACGGCTATTATGAAAGTTGTTGGTATGGAAATGACAGAGTCAGTTATGTTAAATGATGTATTAACAAAAGTGAAGGAAAAGACCGGTTATAAGGAAGAAGCTCCCGAATTTCCTAAGGAAGTAGTTG